ATGCGGCACCACAAGGTGAAACATATGACTTTATTGCTAGCAATTGGTTACCACTAGCAGGTACTACATATGGTTACATTGCAGCAAATGATGCTCCGCAAAACGATCCACAAGAAGGACAGCGTTGGTACTCAAGTTTAACTGATGAAGTTGACATTATGATACACGACGGTACTACTTGGGTAGGATATGGATCGGTAACTTCTCCATTCAGTGGTACAGATCCAAATGGTCCTATTGTTTCTCCAACTCGTCCAATTGAACAAAGTGATTCGACAACATTAGCAGATGGAGATATTTGGATTGATACTAGTGACTTAGAAAACTATCCTGTAATTTACAAGTATAGTTTAGCCGCGCAAAAATGGAATCTAGTTGATAATGATGATGCTACAAGTGAAGACGGTATTGTGTTTGCTGATGCTAGATGGGGAACAGATGGAACCAAAGAAGAAGCCGGTACAATCAAAGATTTGCTATCGTCAGATTATTTAGATCCAGATAGTCCAGATCCAGCATTATATCCACAAGGTATTATGTTATTCAACACACGTAGATCAGGATTTAACATTAAAGTTTACAGAGAAAATTACATCGATGTAAACGATGATAATGCTAGATTTAACAATCAGTCAATGGCTAACTACGCAACTGATAAATGGGTTACTGACTCAGGAAGCGCATTTGGTAGAAAAGCACAAAGACAAAGTGTTGTTGAAAAACTAAAAGCAACTATCGCAAGCAACCAGCAAATTAGAGAAGATGAAGTTCGTCAATTTAACTTACTGTCATGCCCAGGCTATCCAGAAGTTACACAGAACTTGGTTGATCTAAACACTGACAGAGGAACAACAGCGTTTATTGTTGCTGATTCACCGTTCAGACTTAAAGCAGATACACAGTCTTTAATTGAATGGGGTAACAATACAAACGGTGCTACTGATAACGGTGATACTGGACTTGTAACATTTGATGAATACACTGGTGTGTTTTATCCAAGTGGACTTACTACTGATAACACAGGATCAACAGTGGTTGTTCCAAGCTCACATATGATGCTTAAAACAATCGCAGTTAGTGATCAGGTTGCTTATCCTTGGTTTGCTCCAGCAGGTATCAGAAGAGGTGGTATTACAAATGCTACATCAGTAGGTTATGTTGATGCTACTACAGGTGATTTTAATAATGTTTCATTAACTGATTCACAAAGAAATACACTGTATGATATCAAAGTTAACCCACTTACATTCTTTAACGGTGTAGGACTTGTTAACTATGGTCAAAGAACAAGAGCTTCGGGTAGTTCCGCACTTGACAGAATCAACGTAGCTCGTTTAGTAATCTACTTAAGATCACAACTTAACAGACTTGCTAAACCGTTTGTTTTTGAACCTAATGATAAGATCACTAGAGACGAAATCAAACAAGCAGTGGAGAGCTTAATGCTTGAGCTTGTAGGTTTGAGAGCACTATATGACTTTGCTGTTGTATGTGACGAATCAAACAACACTGCGGCACGTATTGATCGTAACGAGCTTTATGTGGACATTGCTATTGAACCAGTTAAATCAATTGAGTTCATTTATATTCCACTAAGACTTAAGAATACTGGAGAAATTCAGGGACAAGCATCAGCCTAAATTGAGAGGGGGATTTATTCCCCCACTCATTATGCTAAATAATATTATACAAACGGAGCAAAATTAAATGGCTATTTCAACACTATCAAAATTAACAGTTCCTTTAGCAACTGATACATCTTCAAGCAATCAAGGCTTGTTGATGCCAAAGCTAAAGTATCGCTTTAGAGTGGTGCTTCAAGGTTTTGGTGCTAACGGTACAGTACCAACAGAATTAACAAAACAAGTACAGGATATTACACGTCCGAAGATTAACTTCGAAGAAATGGAAATTCCTGTATACAACTCACGTATCTACCTAGCAGGTAGACATAACTGGGAACAGGTTACACTTAATGTTCGTGATGACGCAAGTGGATCTATTCAAAGATTATGTGGTGAGCAAATCCAGAAGCAGTTCGACTTCTTTGAACAAGCAAGTGCAGCTTCAGGACAAGATTACAAGTTTACTACACTCATTGAAATACTAGACGGTGGTAACGGTACACAGACACCAAATGTATTAGAAACATTTGAGTTGTACGGTACTTTTGTACAAAACATTGACTATGGAGATTTGAATTATACTTCAAATGAACCAGCAATGATTTCAATGACAATGAGATATGATAACGCTATTCAGTATAGAGGTGGCGGAGTTGATGGTATTGGTAGAAATATTGGTGCTAGAACACTTGGCGCTCTAACAACTGGTGGTGGAGCATAATAACAATTAGTTAATAGATAGTTTGTTGAACAATTAAAGCTCGGCTTAAAACCCCGGGCTTTTTTTGTGACTAAATAGTAGTATGGCAGACAAATTTACAAGATTCTTATCGGGTTTCGGCTCTGGAGTACTAAATCCTAAAGGTAACTTAGGAGATAGCAGACATGCGTCACGAACGTTTGTTGACGGCGCAATGGCAAGAATGCCAAAAACCAAATTTCTTTTTCATGTGTATTTTGATATTAATTGGGACGCACTAGGAAATGAGAGATGGAAGGCCAGACACAAAGACGAAATATCTGTATTAGTTAAAAATACTACATTACCGAGATTTAGTTTTGATACCGATGTAAAAAATCAATATAATAGAAAAAAGATAATTTACAAAAACATTAATTATGATCCTATACAAATAAATTTCCATGATGATAGTATTGGTATTATAAATTCTTTGTGGGCATTATATTACAGTTACTATTCACCAGAACGAACTCAAGAAACAGGGGCATGGGAAATTGGAGAAAAATCTAATACACTAACCGGTCCTTACAATAGTGGTAATAATATCGAAGCTGGAAAATATAGATACGGTCTTGATTCTGATAAAGTTGTAAAACCTTTCTTTAATAGCATTACTATATACACAATGTCTCACAGAAGATTTCATAGTTATAAACTTATTAATCCGTATATTAGAACATGGGACCATGGTAATGTTGACTATGCTGAAAGTTCAGGAACTGTACAAGCAACAATGGATGTAGGTTACGAAAGTGTAATATATGGAGCAGGTTATATCAACACAGCAGGAGAAGCTGAACCGAAAGCATTTGCTACATCACACTATGATAAAGTTCCGAGTCCATTAAGTGTTTTAGGTGGAGCACAATCAAGTTTATTTGGACCTGGCGGAATATTTGCTGAAGATACTGGCGTAGTAGCAGGAGCAAAACAAATATTTGGAGATAACTTCGAAGAGAAAGCTGGCGGAGTAGGCGGCCTTCAAGCGGCTATTGCAGCTATTAATACATTTAAGACTTTAAGCAATATTGATTCAAACTCACTAGCAACTGAAGCACTTAACTTAGCACTCACACCTAACAGAAGTCAGAATGTTACCAGCGGTATTCCAGGAATAGTTATCCCCGGCTCTAGAAACACTAAAAAAGGTAATTAACAATGGCTGAATTTTCAAATCTACCAAAAAAAGCATCAAGCGATAATGCTACGAAATCTTTACTTTACTTTAATGAATATGGTCAAGAAGGATTAGAATTCAAAGCAGAAGATGTTGATGCTACTCTAGGCTTTTTGCGTGGTAAAGGATTTGCTGAACAAGCATCAATTGTAACCGGAATTGTTTTATTAAAACAAGCTAAACAAGATGGTGTTCCTGTTTATGAACTATTAAGTTCGTTAGAAGGTTTAGAGTCACTCCAATTGTCGTCATTAGTGGGTAATATTTTAAATGAAAGTAGATACCCAACATCTGCTTTAGGATTTAGAACTACTAAAGTATTCAATGAAGAACAACAGAGGATTATAATTGCCTAAGTTTGCCCAAGGGAAATTCAATATGAAGAATCCCTCAAAATACATAGGGAAGAAAGTCCCTTTGGCAAGAAGTAGTTGGGAATTTGTTTTTATGAGAATGTTAGACGAACATGCTGGAGTAGAACATTGGGCAAGTGAGAGTATACAAATTCCTTATCAAGATCCTTTGACAGGTAAGTATACTATATACGTTCCAGACTTCTTTATTGTTTATAAAGATAAAAATGGAAGAAAAAATGCTGAAGTAGTAGAAGTTAAACCAGCAAATCAACAATTAAAAGAGCGTGTAGGTAAAAGTAGATATAATCAAGAACAATATGTAAAAAATATGGCAAAATGGGAAGCGGCAAGTGCTTGGTGTAAACAAAATCAATTAAAATTTCGTATTATAAACGAAGACGATATTTTTCACCAAGGCAACAAACGAAGATAAGTACAGTATGACAAAGAAACTAGAAGAACTATTTAATTTGGACGAAGAAAAACCAAAAACCGAAGTAACTAAGGTCGAAGATGACGCTCCGACTAAAGATGAAGTACGGTCGTTAGAAAGAAGTTACACTGAAGTAAACACTATTGCTGGAAGTTTGCCTAAAATAGACGAATTAGATAGTTTAAATGATAACGAATTAGATAATTTGGCACAAAAAGCAGAAAATGCCTATGACGAGCTTATGGATTTAGGAATGAATGTGGAAGTACGCTATAGTGGACGTATTTTTGAAGTAGCAGGTAGTATGCTAAAGAATGCTATTGACGCCAAAGCCACAAAAATTGATAAAAAGTTAAAAGCAGTGGATTTAAAACTTAAAAAACTGAAAATTGACCAAGATCGTAACCCAGATGCTGAAGATATCATGAACGGCCAAGGGTTTGTTGTAACAGATCGCAATGAATTATTAAGGAAATTGCGCGGAGAGGAATAAATATGAGTATGAAAACGTTAAAAGAATATCTAACTGAATCACAGAAAACTTATAGCTTCAGAATCAAGGTAGCAGGTGAAATTCCTGAATCGTTCGAAGACAAAGTTCACGCATCTCTTCAAAGATATGGTTGCCAAGGTGTTAAAAAAGTAGGTAGCAGTCCTATTCAGAAGCAAGTTAAAGATTTTCCAGATTTAGAAAATACAGAAGTTACAGTATTTGAAAATACTTGCGAATATCCAGTTACACCACAGGAAATTTCAGTAGCAATTAAGAATAACTTACAACTTGAATACTCACACTTTAGAGTACGCAATGTTAATGATCCATATGAAGCTCAAGAAAGCTCAGCAATGGATGAACCTTCAGGTAAAGCAGTACTAAACGATCCTAGTTATAAGGATAGTGAAAAAGTAAAAGCAAAGGACTACTTTGGCGACGACTTTAACAAGTCTTTCTTAAAAGATCTTACAAAAGCATCTAAAGAAAGAGTTAAAGAAATGGAGTACAAAGCAGAAAAACCACAGAAACAAGATAAAGCAGGTGCTAAAAGCGCCATGGGGAGTTAATTATGAATTTTAAAGATCTGTATCAAAAAATTAGAGAGCTTGATACTTCAGCAGACGAGGCATGCGGCGATACTATGCCAGCGCCGGCTATGGATAAACCAGAAACACCAGAGCCAACAATGAATGTTAGTATGAATGCTCAAGGCATGGATAACATTGAAGGAATGATGAAGTTATTTCAAAAAGTTAATCCAGATATGATGCCTAGTGATGAACCAGCTGAGCCGAAAATGGCTATGCCTCCAATGATTAAACTCCCAATCGAAAAAGATGGCATGGACAATGAAGAGCCAGACATGGACGATGAAGAAAAAGAAGAAGCATGGGACAATGAGCCTGATCCAGAATATGATGATATGGATGCTGTTACATCAGGCGGCGACGATTTACATAAACGTAAAGGATCATATCCTGCTACAGCAGGCGGTGATAATCCTAGAGCTTTAGAAGGAAAAGATTTACGTGGACAAATTAAAGAAGCACTTTGGAAGGCCTTAAACGAAGCCAAAAAAGAAGACGTTCAGACTACTGAAGGACGTGGCAGAGGCAAGAAAAAGAAGATGGAAGATCAAACAACAACTGAAGGCCGTGGACGTGGACGTGGCAAGAAGAAGATGGAAGATCAAACAACAACCGAGGGGCGCGGAAAAGGTAAAGGCCGTGGCAGAGGAAAAGGTTGATTGGTTAGATTACTTTAATCGAATCAAAAAAGTTTGCCCTTGGAGTTACACAGCCTATAAAAAGGGTGAAATCAAAATTAGATCTTGGAATGGCGAGTGGGAACACTTAGGTAACAACCAAGCAATCGTCTACAAAGTCAAAAATACAAATCGCAGACGCCTAAAAAAACTGTGTAAACGGTTAGATACTAGTTTACAGTATGAATGGCTATGGAGCGAACCAACAAATGGTCCTTATGCGGCACCAGTACCAATACTAATTCAGCAAGATAGACGTAAACTGTTTGATGCTAGATTCAATACAGGGTATTACGACGATATTATTGGTTAAATATTGATATGGCAAAGAGTTTAGATGGTGTCTTAATTAAAAAGGCACATAAAAAGCAAAAATACACACTAGAAGAAGTAGAACACTTAGAAAAGTGTATGGATCCTATTACAGGTCCACTTTATTTTGCTCGAAACTTTATACAAATTCAACATCCAACAAAAGGTTCTATTCCTTTTGAACCCTACGAATACCAACATAGACTAATTGAAGAATACACTAAAAATAAACAGTGTATTGCTATGCTTCCAAGGCAGATGGGAAAAACAACTTGTGCTGTTGCTTATCTTTTATGGTACACAATGTTTGTTCCAGACTGTCAAGTTCTTATTGCCGCACACAAATATGAAGGTGCCAAAGATATCATGGATAGATATCGCTTTGGTTATGAAAACTTACCTGATTTTGTTCGTGCTGGTGTGTATAGTTACAACAGAAACACCATTGAATACGATAATGGCGCAAGAATAC